TTAGCCTTGGAACATCTTATTTGTTAAGAGGTAGAATGGATAAGGTTGGAAAAAGTGGGTTGGATAAATTGGAGAGATGGATTACGGAAGCAGCCCAAATGCTTAATCCTCCGGCAGAGTTTCCATTGCCAGCAGGGCCGTCTGTTGTAGCCCCGCCAGCAGGTCCAACCTCCGCACCAATGGAGCCAGGTGTATATAAGCCAGGAAGCAAAATAATTCCAGAATTATTACCGCCAGAAGCAGGCGTTCCAACAGAATAAAAGGAGTGTGATTTATGGTAGATGATAAGGTTTCCGCGATGTTAGATGACCCAAAGTTTTGGGAAATTGAGTTAAGAGATCCAGACCCGGTAGAAGTAGAAGAGACACAAGAAGAAGTAAAAGAAGAAATAAAAGAAGAGGCAAAAGAAGTAAGCGAAGAACTACAAGAAGAAGTAAAAGAAGAAGTAAAAGAAGAAGTAAAAGAAGAGCCGCAAGAAGAAAAAATAACCAAATCAGAGTATTATGCCCGTTTGATAGAAAAAGATAAGCAAATCCGTGCGCTTAAAGAACAGATTAAGGGCAAAGATACTATTGATTACAAGGAGTTGGCGAAGAAAGACCCAGCAGCGGTTATTAATGAATTGGGCATAGATATGTCGCAGATTATAGATTTATGGGTCGGTTCAGACACAGAAAAATCTAATAATAATAATTCATTAAATAATAGAGAGATAGAAGAACTGAAAAAAGAAGTTGCGAGCATCAGGAAAGAGAAGGAAGAGTTTTTAGCACAGCAGGCAATTCAGCAAGAAAAGATGCGCATTAGTTCTTTTATTAAAAAAGACCCAACGCGCTGGGAATTGCTTAATGCTCGCGGTGAAGAAGCAATTGGTTTAATTTTTGAGCACGCAAGAGAATATTATCAAGAGACCGGAGAGGTTCCGGATATTGACATAGTTGCCGATGTTGTTGAGCAGAATTACACGGATTCATTTTTAGAAAACTACGAGCAAATGACAAAACTCAACAAGATTAAGCAACGATTAACACCTACCCAAGCGAAACAAGTAGAAGAGAAGAAAGAACAACACAAGCCACAAGCAACACTTCAAGCGTCAAGCGAGACCGCTTATTCTGCCGCAAAGACCAGGGAAGAAGCGGAACAAAGGGCGAAAGCCTTACTGGATGAAATGAATCTATTTGGAGATTAATTCTCGCTTAGCAAAAAGTCCTACCTACGCGACCTTCGGGAATAGTTTCTAAAACAAAAAACTATATTTGGAGGTCATTTAAGATGGCTATTTCAGCAACTAATTTAGACAAACTTTTGAAAGAACTGTATGCTGGGCAGGCTGTGTCTAAACTCGTATTTGACGAGAAGGCTCGCCCACTTACCAAGATGCTTACCAAGAGGTCCGATTTCTCGGGAAGCAAGTTTCCTCTGCCCGTAATTTATGATGACATGGCTGGAAGGTCTGCTTCATTTACGGTCGCACAGACTAATAACAACGCTATGCCTAACACCCGCTTTGAGATTGATATTGTTAAGAACTATTGCTTAGCGGATATTGAGACAGAAGCGCTGCTTCGCTGCCGTAATGAGAAGGGAGCATTTATTAATGCTCTAACTGGACCTATTGATGCGGCAATCAACACTCTGTCTAACGACATTGAGCGTTCTTTGTTCCTTGATGGTTCTGGTTCTCTGGGCGTTGTTTCAAGCATAGCCGGTGATTTGGTAGTTACTCTCACTAATGCCGGCGATGCGCTGAATTTTGTAGTTGGTGGCAAGTATGTTGCTGCCGATACTACCGCTTCTGCTCTGCGTTCAGCCACAGCAAGCACAGTCTCCTCTGTTGATTATTCTGCTGGAACTGTAACTTTTTCGGCTGCTATTTCTGGGAAGATGGCTGCCCAGGCTGGCGACTATCTCTTCCAGGAAGGCGACTATGCTGCGGCCAGCGCTCGCAATAAGGTCAAGGGTCTTGCTGCGTGGCTGCCCACTACCGCGCCTACTGGTGGAGATTCGTTCTTCGGCGTAGATCGAAGCGTGAATACCGACCGACTTGCTGGTGTTCGTTATAGTGGTTCCAGCGGTGCTATTGAAGAGTCTATTATCTCTGGTGCGAGTAAGTTGTGTGGTGTTTCTCCGCAGGCTGTTCCTGATAAGGGTCTGTGTTCGTTTGCCACCTTCCGCAAGGCGGTTCTTGAGATGGGGTCGCAGGTTCAGCGTAATCCTGGTGGTTCTGCTGCGTCTGGTTTCTCGTCTCTATCGGTGTATGGACCGAAGGGTGAAATTGTTCTTGTGCCGAGTGCGTTCTGCCCCGACGACAAGATCTATCTGCTTCAGGCGAATACCTGGATGATTGCGTCTATGAATGAACTTGTTCATATCATATCGCACGATGGACTGCGTATTCGTGCCCGTGATACTGCGGATGCTTTTGAGGTTCGTGTGGGCTCTTGGGCTCAACTTGCCTGTAAGGCTCCCGGATGTAATGCGGTAATTACTCTGTAATTATTAACTGCCCCCTGGGAAACCGGGGGGCAGTTAAGACCTTGATTAAACACTTTTTAGTATCCTGTATCGCAGGGGTCAATGGAGATAAAAAAATGGCTAATAAACTAAGACGACAATTTTCTTATTCAGTAGGACCAGGGCATGTTCATATCGGTGCTCGTGTTCCCGTTAATACCGCTGGCGTTCTTGGAACTCCGGTAGGAAAGGGAATCAAGTCGGTAAGCAGAACTGCTGCCGGTGCCTATACTGTTAATTTTGATGATAAATATATTGACCTTTTGTCCGCTGTTGGGATGGTTGATGTAAATCCCGATAATGCCGTAACTAATACCTGTGCCGATGGCTATTTGTGCCAATTGGCTGGTGAATGGGTTGCTGGGGTTGCTGGCGTAAATGGCGGCGATGGATATGCCAAGGTTGATGTATTTATAGGAGGCAACTATGGAAAAGAAACCAGGAATTGCCCTTATTATAGCATCTAAAATGAAAGAGAAAAAGGGCGAGGAAGGTGAAGAGGATAAATATACTGAAATGGCAAAAGATATTCTCGCTGCTATTGAAAAAAAGGATGCCAAAGCGCTGGGAGTTGCCCTTTCCTCTTTTATAAAAGTTTGTTCAGGAGAATAAAATAAATGGCGAGACGAGTTCAACTCTCCATTCTCCGCAGTAACATAAGGGACCGCGGAGAATGGAATACATCTTATTTTACCAACGATATGCTCACGGCATTTATAAATGTGTCCTGTGCTAAATTTTATTCTATGATGTCTGCCCTGGACCCTATGCGTTATTTAAAACAGCATAAGTTCAAAACAGTTGAGGGCACAAGAGAATATGATTTGGCTGGTGATACATTTAAGGTTTTTGGCGTATGTATGGGCGGGATTGGTGAAACAACCATAGATGGCTATAATGTTCTGGACCAATTCCGTTATGATGAAAGATGTGATGGATATTGGGAATCTCAAACAGATTTGGGAACTTTACGCTCTATGAGATATTTGCCCAAGGGCGTCGCTGTTACTGATGAGGCAGATGCTTATCAAAACGCGGCGTCGTGGGGCCACCCAAAAATAGAGTTTCAGCCTACACCAACCTTAAACTCATATGTAATTGTTGATTATATTCCTACGCTTGTTGAAATGGCTGGCGATGGATATGCGTTTGATACTATAAATGCTTTGGGCGAAGAGTGGATTGTTAATGATGTTTGTATTATGTGTTGCGCCAAAGAAGAAACTGACCCATCTACTTATGTTGCGTTAAAACAAGAGGCGGAAAAAGTTCTTACTGCTAATTCTCAATATGATATTGTTCCAAAACAGGCTGTTTCATCTGCTTCTAATTTAAGAGAACTTCGCATTTGTATTAGAAACCGCGGTGATTGGGGCTACAAAGACATTTCAGACGCACAAATGACCGAATGGATTAATTCATCTATCGCTGCGTTTGTTGATTTGATTGTTCAATATGACCCTGGAACCTTTCTTGAATATGAAGATGTAAATGTTGAGCATACAAGAAGGGAATATCCTCTTCCAAGTGATTTTTATAAACTTGTTGGAGTTGCCATTGCCGATTCATCTGCGACCGATGGTTATTATACTATGGATAGGGCACAATGGGAAGAGAGATACGATAGTGCTACATCAACAAAATTATCAACAAGATATATGCTTCGTGGAAACAACATAATCTTTCAACCCACTCCAACTTGGGATGGTGTTGTAAGGTTAGAGTATATTCCAAAGCCAGATTCTTTAACACAGCCGACAGAAGAGTTTAATTTCTATAATCACTGGCAAGAGTGGATTATTTTAGATGTTTGCTTAAAATGCTGTGCTTATATGAAACTTCCTGCCGATATATACATAGCACAATTACAAAAAACAGAGGTAAGGATAATTGCTGAAACTAATAGAGACAATGCTCGCCCTGTTCAGTTTGTAAGTATGTGTAGAGGCGGAACAAGTGGTAGGAATTGGCGTTATGGACGCAACTGGTGGTTGCCGGACAACTAAATGGTAATTAAAAAATATTCAACTGATAATGAAATATTGGAAAGAATCCAAGATGCCTCTCGTGATGGCTTTGATGCTATTGATACGACCAAGCCTTTTGGTATGCCTACGCAGGTTAAGAAAGAAGATTGTATGGCTAAACTTGGCGACTTTCTTATTGTGGATTCAAGTAGGGGAAACTTAACTGTTACGCTACAAAGAACCACAGTTAAGGATAAGGGCAAAATACTTGCTGTTAAAAATATTTATAGCGGAACAACCAATAGTGTTACGATACTGGCGCAAGATGGTGGCTTCATAGATGATGATACATCATTTACATTATACGGAAATGATACGCTTTTGTTATTCTGTATTGATGTAAATAAGTGGGTTCAGATCGCTGGGGTTGGTAGTCAGGCTGGTGGTGATTTAGAAGGCAACACATTTGTTCCAATTGTTGCCGGCTTGTTAGGCAAATCATTAGATAGGGTTGAGCCGAGTGATGGGCAGGTATATTCGTATGATTCTGCCTCTACGCTATGGACGCCTACTGATATTGGCTCTATTATTGGTCCTGCTGGTGGTGATTTAGATGGAACATACCCAGACCCTACTGTTGATGGATTACAGGGTAGGGCTGTGGCATCAACAGCACCAACGAGCAATCAGGTGCTTGGATGGAACTCTGGGTCTTCTCAATGGGAGCCAAAAAATGTTAGTGCTATTGTTGGTGGAGATGGGTATTTAAGTTTTAACAATCAGGTTTGGATGGACGCATATTCTAATTATTATGCTAATCTTGGAGAAACAGTTCTAACAGATGGATATTATACCCCACCAGATCCCGATGATGGATATAGTGTGTTTTTGCCAGCCGTGACTACAAATGATATTGGAAAATATATTATAATAAAAAATTTTCGTCGTGCTGGTGGTATATTATTTGTGAGGCCTATGTATGAATTATATCCAGATGCTCGCATTGAGCATAGAGAAAAGGCTGATACTCAATGGGCATTGGGAGGCTGGGCTATGTTAATTGCTATAGTTATGGGTGAAAATTCCTGGATGTCTAATATGGCTATTGCGGTTGGATGGTGGCCGTATCCGTAATTTAATAGAGGGCTAATAAATGGCTATTGAAACAAAAATCATACCGGCGATAGTAAATGGTTTAGATACATCAGCGGATATTAAATTATCTGCCGATAAGCCATCTCGCCTAATGAATGTGCGATTTCCGCGCAAAGGGGCTATTGGATGTCGCCCTGGCTGGTGGAGATTAGATGATATTTTTGGCGATGGCTATTTAGCCACATTTGAAGATAAGTTCTATAAATGGGATGATAAACTGGAAGTCCAAGATATGACCCTTGTTCCTCCTAACTTCACAGAAGTGGGAGATATTCCAGTTATGGACTGCTACGGCAAAGACCTATCTACCGTTAGTGGAAAAACCATAGGCAGTTGTGAATGGACAGAGTTGCTTGGTATTAGATGCGTAGCAACAGTAGAAGCAGATGTGGATTTAGACATAACACATTATATAAGCACATACGACATATCAACAGGAAAATTAATACAAAGAGAGTCGCTTGGTTATGTTGCTGATTTATCTCAATTAATTTGTTTCTCTTCCAACTCAACAATAATATATGCTTTTGTTGATACTACTGGACACTTGCGTGTTGGAACGGTTGATGCTGATGGAACCATTAATGTGGCTTCGCAATGGGCTACATATCCAACGGTAGAATTAACTGGAAGTGTTGTCTATAGATTAGACCATTGTTTTGTAAATGGTCCTGGATATATAAACTGGATTGCTTATGTAAGTGATGAAGGAGCATATGCCGACCTTGGAATAGTAGCATCAGTAAGTTCCACAGGAACCGCAGACGGCTATTATGGTGTTGAAGGTGGCGATTGTGGGCTGATAAATGTTTATGCCGTTGATGATAATGTTGGGGCAATTTTAGTATATGAACAGGATTCGCCAGTTGGAAATCCACAAAAAATATATGCTGGGCAGTTTGATGAAGATTTTGTATCTGTTATGTCTTGGCTTGAATTGAAATCTTGGGATGACGCCACAGAATATCCAATTTTTATGACTGGGTGTTCAAGCGGAGAAAGTGATAATCAATTTGTATTCTTTAATTGGCATGATGAAGAATATACATATCCAGAATGGACCTATAATGTCCGCACGGTTGAATATAAAGAAACTGGTGGCTCTGGTGCTTTAACAAAAGACGAACAGGAGTTTATAGAGGGGGTAAGCCAAATAGCGAAGCCCTACTATGAAGATGGTTATGCTTATACTGTTGTAGTTCCAGTAGTAGCAATACCAGGTGATATTTTACAATCAACCGCTTTTGTAATTAGAGATGATAGGCTGGCTATGGCCAAGGCATTTGAAGGTCAGACATATCCATCAAGCCCAACATCGTTAATTGATACGACTTGTGGCGATAGGGTTGTAGCAAGAAAGGCTCTAATTCATAAATATTATGCCGATGATACGCACGGTCTTGGTGAATTGTATGTAGATAATCGTGTTCCATTTAAGTGGAGAAAATATGATGAGATTCCAGGAGCCCTATGTATAGATGGTGGAATCCCAACTATGTGGGATGGACAAAGTGTTGTAGAAGTGGGATTCCTTATGTATCCGCCAAGAATATCTTGCTCCGCAGGAGCAGGGTCAAGTGATTTAGATGCTCCATCAACATACGGATATTGTGCCACTTATGAATGGTATGATGGGCAAGGTAGAAGGCATCAATCAGCCCCATCTGTCGTGACTTCTGTTGATACAAATACGGGAAACAATAAAATCACCGTCCATGTTCCACCGCTTACTATTACCGAAAAGGAAAATGTTAATGTTGTATTATGGAGAACAGAAGGATATGGCTCTTATTATTACAAGGTAAGTTCAGCCGTTAATTCTCCGTTTGCTGCCTATGAAGAGTTTGAAGATACATTATCGGATTCATCTTTGTTAAATAGAGAGGCATTATATACAAATGGCGGAATTATAGAAAATATTGCCCCACCATCAACGAGAGTATCTTGCGAACATCAGGGCAGATTATTTTATGTTGATAGGTCAAGAGCAAAGACTACGATTATTTATTCAAAAGAGTTTGAAGATAGAGAGGGTGTTTCTTTTTCGGATTCTTTAACAATTAATCTTCCATATGACGGCGGAGAAATAATGGCCCTTCACTCGTTTATGGATAGGTTGGTTATATTTAAGAAAAATAGAATTTATACTTTATATGGGCAAAGTGTTGATGATTTAGGGCTTGGTTCTGGATATTCTGTTCCAACGATGCTACACGCAGCGATAGGTTGCGATAATCAAAACACGATTGTAGAGATTCCAGATGGTCTGTGCTTTAAGGCTGCTGATGGCTCCATATATATGATTACAAAAGCATTTCAAGTGACCTCTATTGGAGACCCTGTGACCTGGTGGTCTGATAATCACGAGATTACCTGCGGGATAGACAATCCTATTGATAATGAGGCTATGTGGTTTATTGGAGATGGATATGGGTTAATCTACAATTGGAATTATGGGTTATGGAGCACTTGGATGAATGGATTTAGTGCTTTCTCGTGTGCCAGAATTGATGAAAAAATTGAATGGTTGTGGCAGGGTGGAGATGGATATTTACATTGGCTTCCTGGTGAAAATGATTATATAGACAGAAGTTCTTTAACATCTCCAAGCGTTCAGTTAGAGACTGGATGGTATTCTTTTGCTGGATTGATGGATTATCAAAGGGTAAGAAAGATTTTAATCCTTGGACAGATGGAATCGCTGTGCGATTTAACTGTTAAGATTGCTTATGACTTTGAGCCATATTGGCAAGATGTTGTTGATGTTGTGGCGGATGGATATTATAACGCATCTGATTATTCACAATATTTTCTTGATGGTGAAGATGTAGATATTAAGAACAAAATGTTTATGTTTGAGGTCCATCCATCAAGACAGAAAAGCACGAGCATAAGATTACATTTAGCGACTAAAAATGTTGAAACTGGGGCTGGCTTACAAATATCTGGTTTAGCGTTTGAAGTTGGAAAGAAGAAGGGTCCTATGAAACTTGATAAAAATAGAAAGGAGCCACAAGGAGGATAATATGGTTAATTGGGGAAGCGCAGCAAAAACAGGAGCGGCAGGTTGGTCTGCTGGTTCTACGCTTGGTGGTCCAGCCGGTGGTGCTATGTGGGGGCTTGGTGGATTCTGGGGTGGATTAGAAGCGCCTGATGACTGGATGGGTGCTCCAAGTCTCGGTGGAACTGGACAAGGAACTGGTGCTTATCAGCCATCTTCAGGTTCATTTTACGCTCCTTCTGGTGGTGATTATTTTGGACAAGGTGGTGGTGGTGATTGGTGGCTTGGACAAGCATATACTCCACGACCAAGCACAAAAGATATTGAGGCGGCAAGGATGGCTGCCCTTGCTTCAAGAGGAACGGTAGAAGAAGGTCTTGGATATTTGGGGCAATATGCTCGTGGTGAAAAGTCTGCTTCTCGTGAAGCGATGAGAGAGGCTTTGAGCAGAGCCGAAGCCAGATATGGAGCCCAAGGTAGAGCCGCAAGAAGTCCAGCAGAAGCAAGGGCTTTTGCGTATCAGCAAGCGGGAGCACAGCAGCAGGCTGCGTCTGCTGGGGCACAAGCCGCTATGAAAGAACAACTTGGAGCACAGCAAGCATATTTATCTGCTGCCGGCGCACAGCGCCAAGCGGATATTTCTATGCTTGGGCAAGAGACACAAAGTAGATTAGCCGAAATTCAGGGTGATGTTGCCCTACAAAATATTAAAGCAAAGTTTCTACAATTAGGCTTAACAGATAGAGAAGCCGACAGGCGTGCTCGTATTGAGTTGGAAAAACTTCGCTTTATGGCTTATGAAGGTGCTGCTGGAAGACAACAGCAAAGAGAATTGACCGAATACGAGAAAGAGCAAGATTTCTGGCGAGGGTTGATGGGCGGTATGATTGGTGCTGGTGGAGAAGCGATGGGTGCTTGGGCTTTAAGTGATGAAGCCTG